CTTTCCTCTAAACAACAATCTAAAGTTGGCAAAGTGATGCGAGAGTTCAAAGAAGGAACTCTCCATCAAGGCGCAGGCAAGAAAGCTCCGGTTGTAAAAAACCCGAAGCAAGCCATTGCCATTGCTCTGTCTGAGGCTCGTAAGGCTAAAAAGAAGTGAGCATCACTCATTACCCCGCACTTGTTAGACTTACTGCTGATGGAAACACTGTTTCTATCAACGGTACTAATGTAGACGCCTTTGGTCGCATTAGGGTGAGTCAGCCGTATACGTTGTTCGATAGTCAACAGCGTTATGCGGCTGATAACCAATTCGATACAAGTACAGCCTCTGGTGGGTCGTCAACATTCTTAGCGAATGAGTCGACACTACAGATGTCTGTAACGACATCCTCTGGCTCTAAAGTGGTACGGCAGTCTTTCCGAAGCATGTCGTATCAGCCGGGTAAGGGATTGCTCATTTTGGCTACATTCGCAATGAATGCGGCTAAGACAAATCTTCGACAGCGTGTTGGCTTCTTCAATACAGAAAACGGTATTTTCTTTCAACAGGAAAACTCCACGCTGTCTTTTGTTCTTCGTTCCAATTCAATTCCGACACCGGGCACGCCCAGTGATGCTAGAACAATTACTCAGGCAAATTGGAATGGTGACAAGCTTGATGGTACTGGGCCTAGTGGTTACACACTAGATCCGACAAAGACACAAATCTTTTGGACAGATATAGAGTGGTTGGGTGTTGGCAGTGTGCGTTGTGGCTTTATCATTGATGGCACATATGTTGTCTGTCATACTTTTCATAATGCCAATATCCAGTCAAGTGTCTATATGACCACTTCGATTTTGCCAGTTCGTTACGAAATAGAAAATACTGGCACTACAGTATCGGCTTCTAGCATGAAGCAGATTTGTTCTAGCGTTGTCTCGGAAGGCGGATACGAACAATATTCTCCTTCGCACATTGCAAGACGTACATCAAAGCTTGCGAGCATTGGCCTTACGTTTCTTCCCATTGTATCGATTCGACTTGCGTCTGCATCTGGCGGAGCCGTCATTGTTCCGGGTCGTATGCAGGTGTTGCCAATCACAAGTCAAAACTACGAAGTTGCACTCATTACAAATCCTACACTGACTGGTGCGTCGTGGACAACGATGTCTACAACAAACAATGTTCAACTAGACACGTCGGCAACTGCGTTGTCTGGTGGAACAATTGTTCAAACAGACTATGTAACTTCTAGCGGCAGCGGTGGTGTCAATCCTCTTGTTGATCCTGCCGGATACAACTGGTCGTTGCAACTCGGAACATCGCTTGCAGGCGTTAGCGATATTCTCACTCTTGCAATTAGAACAGTGGACTCTGCAACTCCTGCCGGTGATGCATATGGCAGCATTGCGTTTTGGGATTTGACACAATGAGTAACAAGAAACGCACAATTGGTTCTGTACTTACGACAAGTACACAAGACGTGTATGTCGTTCCTGCTGGATTTAGAGCAGACGTTAGCAGCATCTTTGTCTCCAATGGTAGCAACATTAATGTCAATGTAACGTTGCAATGGTATAGCGCTGCTACCACGACGACGTATGACATTATGGATACTGTAGAGCTAAAGCCTCGCAGTATTTTGCAGATCACCAATCCGTTCTATCTTGATCGCGGAGATAAAATCACAGGCTCTGCAAGCATTGGTAGTAGTGCAATCACTGTATCAATTCGGACAGAAGAAAACTTTGCCAACAGCATCTAATCATGAAAACACAAATCAACGAACAGCAAAAGAAATTCATTGACGCTCTGCTTGGCGAAGCCAATGGCAGTCCTACGGTTGCCAAAGAAATGGCAGGCTATAGCAAGAACTATCCGACCAAGGAGTTGATGTCTACGCTGAAAGAGCACATCATCGAAGCTACGCAGCTATACATTGCCATGCATGCGCCGAAAGCGGCAATGGCTGTTATCGGTGGCATTGACGATCCGACGGAGTTGGGCATCAAAGAAAAGCTTGCGGCTGCGAAAGATTTGCTTGATCGGGCCGGTGTTGTCAAAACCGAAAAGCTTGAGGTACAATCTAGCGGTGGCATTATGATATTGCCTCCGAAAGAAGCTTCAGCGGAGTAAATGAGAGAACATTTGGGCAGTTGGCTGCTTCCGCAGCCTGTTCGCACTAAAGAATATGTAAGGGTGCCGAAGCTCAATCCATACGGCAGGGTTCCTTTCGGCTATAAAATTGACCCAGATGATCCAGATTGGTACGTTCCTATTCCTCATGAGCTTGATGCGCTTAAACTGGCAACAAAGTATTGCGCACGATATAGCTTCAGACAGGTTGCCGCATGGCTTACAAAGCAAACCGGCAGACCTATATCGCCTGATGGACTTAGAAAGCGCATAAGGGATGACAGACGACGTAAAAATCGCAGAAATTTCTATCTCGCCCTTGCAGCCAGATACAAAGACGCGCTCGAAAAGGCGAAGTCCTACGAAGAAACGCTCGGCAGGCAAGAGCGCACCGTCTTCTTCGACGAAGAACCCTACATCAGTCTCTACGAACGACATCCAATACCCGACCGTTGAGATTGAAAATGTAATTTTTAAGCCTAACGTCGGTCCTCAGACAGCGTTTTTGGCGGCTGCTGAGCGTGAAGTGCTGTACGGAGGTGCTGCCGGAGGTGGTAAAAGCTACGCTATGCTGGCTGATCCGCTTCGCTACATCACCCATCCGCAGTTTTCAGGACTACTTTTGCGTCACACCACCGAAGAACTTCGTGAACTGGTATGGAAGTCGCAGGAGATATACCCCAAAATCATCCCCGGCATCAAATGGAGCGAGCGAAAGTTCCAATGGGAGGTGCCGGGTGGTGGCAGATTATGGATGTCCTACCTTGATCGGGACGAAGACGTACTGCGCTATCAGGGTTTAGCTGGATTGGTTTTGACGAATTGACGCAGTGGGCTACCCCGTTTGCGTGGAACTACATGCGTTCTCGTCTGCGTACAGCCGCCCCAGACCTGCCGGTGTACATGAGAGCGTCTACAAACCCCGGAAATAAGGGGCATGCGTGGGTGAAGAAGATGTTTATCGATCCCGCCCCACCCGGAGATGCGTTCTGGGCCACCGATATTGAGACGGGTGAGACGATGACCTACCCCGAAGGTCATAGTAAGCAGGGGCAACCTCTTTTCAAGCGTCGTTTCATCCCTGCTCGACTCGCTGACAACCCATATCTGACCAAATCGGGTGATTATGAGACAATGCTGCTTTCGTTGCCGGAGCATCAGCGCCGACAACTGCTAGAAGGAGACTGGGATGTCGCTGAAGGTGCCGCTTTCTCGGAATTTAAGCGTTCAATTCACGTTGTTGAGCCTTATTCTATTCCCTCTGACTGGGCTAGGTTTCGTGCTTGTGACTATGGCTATGGGAGTTTCACTGCTGTTCTGTGGTTTGCTGTGGCACCTGACGAGTCTCTTGTCGTTTATCGCGAACTTTATGTTACAAAGGTGCTTGCCGAAGATTTGGCAGACATGATTTTGAATATTGAGTCGGGTGAGCGTATTCGATATGGTGTTTTGGATAGTTCATGCTGGCACCGGCGCGGGGATACCGGTCCATCTATTGCCGAGCGAATGATTGTTAAAGGGTGCAAGTGGCGGCCATCGGATCGAAGCGCTGGTAGTCGTATTGCCGGTAAGAATGAGATACATCGTCGTCTACAAATTGACCCGTATACCAATCATCCGCGCATGACCATCTTCGAAAACTGCACACAACTCATTGCAGATTTGCCAACTATTCCGTTGGATAAGAGCAATCCTGAAGATATTGATACTAAGGTGAAAAATGACCATACCTATGACGCCCTGCGTTATGGTGTAATGAGTCGCCCGCGAAGCGCTAGTATCTTTGATTTTGACCCATCTAAGCAATCGCGTGGTATAACCGCAGTTGATCAAGTTTTCGGCTATTAATAAGGAAACAATATGGCTATTCGTGACGATAAAAATTTCATCGATGACAAAGCCGTCGCCCTACCGGACGATAGCGGCGAAAACACCTTTGCCGGTGGCGGGCTTATCGACTTCGTAAAAGAACGATATAGCCGTTCTAAGCAGGCTCGTCGCTATGACGAAGAGCGTTGGTTGCGTGCCTATCGCAACTATCGTGGCATCTACGGTCCCGATATGAAGTTCACCGAGACTGAGAAGTCTCGCGTCTTCATCAAGGTGACCAAGACGAAAGTGCTTGCCGCATACGATCA